TTTTGATTGAAAAAGAAGAAGAAGAAAAAAGGGAGAATAGACAATGTCTGAATTAGAAACCAACATAGAGCTTCCATTAACCATAGACTATGTAATTCACGAAGGGGAGCCCCGGAGCTACGACTTCCCAGGCTATGACGCCGAGGTAGAAATTATTTCCATTTCTCTTTTTGACAAAGAGTTCACCCCGGTTCAAGTAGAAATGTTCATAGCCGAATTTGGAAAGGACAACTTGGATACACTCTGCTTTGAACACGCAAGAACAATTTATGATAATTATTAAAGGAGGATAAAATGGTAACAATCTGGAAAAACCCGTACAAAAAGAAAAAAGTTCAAACTATCACACAGAAATGGTCATTTGAAAGACTATTCCACAACGCCGGTACTCTGGCCAGAACCAAGACTGCTATTACAAAACTGGTTCTATCTGAATCCACTTTACCCAACGAGAGAATTTCCCTGCTTTTAGCCTTGGATCAGCTCAACCGGCTGGATTTTAAACTAAACAGAGTTGAATCTTTAAAAAGATACAAAAAGAAAACAAAGGAGGCTTAAAATGAACGGCTGGACAGTAAGATGGGTTTTAGTACATAAAGACGGGGGTAGGGAGGTTAAAGTTAATGAAGTTTTAAAATCTGCAGACGGACAGAAGTTTACCTATAAAAGCGGGTTCCCGCCTCATAAGTCAAGTTCTACCGGTAAGATACTGGTGGTAAGAAAAGGCTTCGAAAGAATCTTTTACCCGGGAGTTTTTAATCTTAAGTGGAAGGAGAATCACTAATGGTTGAAAAATCCAAGTATAAAGTTACAATTAACTGGTACGGGGAGAACCATAGTTTTTATACCTCAACTCGAACTAAGCAAAATGCCCTTCAAAACGCTATGTCACAGCTAAGCAGAAAGCTTTTTGTAAGCTTGGTTTCAGTGCGAAATAAAGTTAATTATGGTTCTAACAATTATAAGATTTTAAAAGTGAAGGAGAAGAAAAATGACTGAAATAAGAAAGTGCTGTAATATAAACTGCGAGCATTATGATAGTAGTAAACTAAATCACTGTACTACAAGTTTTGATAGGTATACTGAACAGTTTATTAATTGCCAAGATAGAATAGAAAAGGTAGAAAGAGAACCTGAAAAATACAAAAAACTCGAAGAATACAAAGTTGTAAAACCATTTAGTCTTTATGATATTGTAGTTGAAAATCCCTGTGTAAACGAGTTTTTAAAGCTAACACAAGAGGTTAAAAGACATAAATATGGTGCAGCAGCTGAATTAGAAAACCTTACATGGCAAACCGAAGCAGAACTCTCATCCTTCCCTACACTTTTAAATAATCTTGACTGGATGGAGCGACATTTCCCCGGAGCGATAGTTAAGAATAAAAAAGAAACTTTATTGTACCCTGGGATGAGAGTGAAAAGAGATTATACTTATATTGTTACTACAGATTTTGATCTTGTTAATACAGAAACAGGCGAGTTTTTACATGCTGTTTCACCTGTAAAAACACTTGAAGAATTAAATTCACAGTATTTAGATCGAGGTTTCACCATAGTAAAAAAGGAGAACTAAAGATGAAACTAATCTTAGGTCTTTTAGTAATGACATCACCAATTTATATCTTACTTGGTTGGATTTGGTATTCAGATGGATTTACTCCAATGTTAAAAACTCTAACTGCTACATCCCTTATATTTATAGGTGTTTTTACCACAACTACGATAGCATTAAAAATTATGGACATAATTTAAAAGGAGAACTAAAATGATAAAGAGACCTTTAAAAGCTCCCAACGACAACATTGAAGACAACCAGCTTCACTTACTACCCTACCCCGTTCTGGGCAGCCCTAAAATAGACGGCTTCCGTTGTTTAATAGATGGAACCCCGCGAACCAGCTCTATGAAACCTCAACCTAACCCGTATGTATTTGAAACTCTATCAGATCCAAGGTTAAACGGCTTAGACGGTGAATTGGTACTTGGAGAACCAAATGACAAGGATGCCTTTAATAAGTCCACGGGGCCTTTGCGTAGAAAATACGGTCAGCCGGATTTCACCTTCTATACCTTTGATAACTTTCTAAACCCGAATCAGTCTTACGCACAACGGTGGTTTTTAGCCGATAAAAAAGACTATCTTTTACCAAGAGTTGTAATTCTTCCTCAAACTCCGCTATATGACAAAGAAGAGGTAATCGAATACACTAACCAATGCGTAGCTGATAACTACGAAGGGGCTATGATTCGATCCTTAAAATCTACCTACAAAGCCGGTAGAGCCACATTCAAAGAGATGAATATTTTCAAACGAAAACCTCTTACCGATGCAGAAGCTGTGATTATAGGCTTCAACGAGAAAATGACTAACTTTAATCCACAAGTTGAGGATGAAATGGGGCTTATGAAAAGAGCCTCGAATAAAGATTTAAAGGTAGGTGCCGGCACGCTGGGGAGTTTTATCTTGCAGTGCCCATTCTGGAACAAACCGTTTAACTGTACTGGTAAACTTAACGACTCGGAAAAGCTAGACATCTGGAATAACCAAGAAGAGTTCCTTGGAAAAATTGTAACTTTTAAGTATCAACAATACGGCTCAATAGCTGCCCCGCGGCAGCCTATATTCCGCAGATTTTATAAAGAACTTTAAAGAGGAGAAGAAAATGGAAACCTTATTTGAGGCAATTAGAATTGTTATACAAGCTACCGGAGTTGCTGTATGGGTAGTGATTATATTTACTTTCAGCGGTATAGCAGCTTTAGCACTTAAAGATTGGTCAGGGTGGGGAAGACTAAAAAACTGGTGGTGGTTAGCTAACGGGGGAAGAGAAAGATGAAAACAATAGGTAGAAGTAAAGTACCACTATATCACCAGATACCAACAATGGTGCAAAATCTGAGTAAAAAACTCAACGTATCTGTTAATATAGAAATCAGTATCTGGCAACATAGTCACGAAACTGAAATAGAAGCAAAATTTTATCTTAACCTTGTACCAGGAGTTAAAACCGCAGACTGCTCTCGGTATGAGTTTAAATCCTGGGAATCACTTGTAGATCATTATTATTATCTAATAAAAGAAGGAGTCTAAAATGTTACTAAAAATACACTCAAACTATTTCCAATACAAGCCAGAAGAAGATAGATTTTTATCCTACGCCCCGTCAACTCAGGCGTATTCCATCGGAACCTGGTTTAAATGCGGAGAAAAAGAAGTTCAATGGATTAGAAAAAAGGTGCTTGCGGGGTATGCTGAGGTTAAAGTCAAACTCCCGGGGTATACTAAAATATTTTAAAGGAGACTTCCAAATGTCAGAAATAGCAAAAGTCTGGTTTAACCAGGCCCGCAAACTCGAGGTAAACGAAGCTATATTTATCCGGGTAGCAAATAAATCTGAGCAGAATGATATAGCAACTGCACTGGAAAAAGAAAGAGAATTATTTTCAAATCTTAAACCTGTACACGCTTCACAACTGTTTATAAACAAAGTACTTAAAAACATGAAGCAGTATGTGGTTTTGGAGCGAAAATACAGAGCCCCGTTTACAGCCTTTTTTAAGTCCACCAACGGAGAGTTGTCTAAACTTACTATTGATCCTGATAGAGAAAGACAATTAATGCTCATGGTGAAGGATAAAAAGTCCAGAAAGGAAATTGAAGAGGCTTTGAATGGTTTGACTGAAAGTGAAGAAAATGAGTATTTTCCTGGGAAATAATTTTTAAAACTAGAATATTTTTCTTGACTTCCTGGCAAAAATGTGATATTATCATTGTAATAATAAAACACAAACATAACACAGGAACCCAGATGTCAATTTCATACTTCAACTCATATTTAAACAAAACTCTCTACACAAGACTAAAAATGGAGGCTGTTAAACTGCAAATACCAGTAAGAGAACATATTTCTAATATTCTAAAAGCTTATATAGAGAACAACCTTATAAGAAAAGAAGCACCAAAGGTGAAGAATATCTCTTCATCACAATTAAACTCAGGAGGAAAATAACATGGCGAAGAATGAACCACAGACAACAGCAGAAACACCAGCTCCAAAAGCAAAAAAGAAAAGGCTCAAAAAGGTAATTGATGGAACTGTTCTGACAATCACTGAAGGTCAAACAGGAGAAGTTCTTTCCCTGGATTTTGCAACTTTGCCAGACGGCATCCAGGCCCTCTTAGGCCCCTTTGGTTTAAGCCAGAAAATCGGGGATTCTGCAGCCGGTAAAAAGGGAGCAGAAGCAATTGCGGCCATGAACAAAGTCTGGACTGGTCTGTCAGAAGGTAACTGGTCTGTTCGTGCCCCCGCAGCTGAGAAGATTTCAAAGAAATCCATTCTTGGAAAATTTGCTGATATGCCTGATGGTAAGGAGAAAGAATTGGCAGCTCAGCTTCTGAAAAAACTTGGTATTGTAGCCTAAACCAAGCAACCCACGGAGTTAGTTTTCCGCTACCTTATTAACTCCGAAACCCCGTAGGGAGAGTTTCTAACCAAATTCTCCCTACACAACCTTTTAACAAAAAAGGAAGAACTAAAATGGAAAAAGAAATATTGTATTTGGACAACTCCGGTAGATCAACTTACTGTCAGTGTAAAAAGAAATACTTCTTACAAATTATCGAAGGTTGGCAATCTAACTTCGGTTCCACAGCTTTACGTTACGGCTCCTGTTGGCATGCAATTCAAGAAGGTTATCATAATTGGGTTAAGGAAAACGGCTGGCCCACCAATCCTACTGATCAAATGTCAGCAATCAGCGTTGGTCTAACTATGGGTAATGAATCTTATATAAAAGAATCTGCAGAGAAAGAGTTCTATGATGACTATAAGAATTTCAATACTGCTGTAGATATGCTTAATGCGTATGTAGATTACTTTATAGAAGATAAACAATACCTGGAAATCATACATACTGAAAAGAAATTTGAGTGTCCGATTGAACCTGAAAATCCCACCGAGGAAAAGCTTCTTCATAAACTGCCTCCGGTTATCTTTACTGGTAAAATTGACCAGTGTGTTAAGATGGACAATGTAAAGTGGTTGCTGGATTTTAAAACTACCGGGTGGAGACTGGATCAGGTCATTGCAAAAGCCAACCGCTCCCCGCAGCTTATTGGTTATTCCTATGCAGGTAAGAAAATCCTAGACTTTGAACCCCAAGGCTGTCTTTGTTCATTCGGCTACCTTGGTTCAACTAAATCCAGGGTAACTGGAAATTATGGAAAGGTTAGATTTGAATTTCGGAGAATCCCGCAGATCTATACTGCCGGGGATATTGCTGCTTGGAAACTCTCATTTATCTGTACAGCACGAGATATTTATCAGTCGCTGAAAGAAAACATCTGGCCGGAGTCGTTCGATAACTGCCACCAATACGGTGCGTGTTCTTATCTTAATCTTTGTCAACAGCATAAACCATACGAGGAGTTAAATTTTGAAGGCTTTCACATTGCTCATTGGAGCGTTTTGGACGAATAAAGGAGTGTAAATACTATGGATACAACAGATTTATTTAATGAGCATAAATATAGTTGTCCTTGGCATAATGAAGATGGACAATGTGACGGTACAGAATTAATACACTATAATCAACATGTAAACGACAAACATATTTCTTACCAAGATTGTGAAGAACGGTCTTGCCCAGTATTTCATTGGGTTGAAGTACTAATTAGTAAAAGTGCTATACTTGAACGAAGTTTGGATGAATAAGAAATATGCGGCGATTATCTTCGCGAGATGCTACGGATGGTTCCAGCGCAAATGCCAGGTTCGATTCCTGGTCGCCGCAACCAAACAGAAACGTCAAAATTTGACCATGGAGAGTTTAAAATGGAAACAATCTTATACACCACATTTACTATTTGCTTTACAGTCGAAACTATTTTAGTTATAATATTAACCTAATTAAGGAGGAATAAAATGTTTATTACATTTACTAAAAAATGTGTTCTTTGTAATGAAAAAGATACAAATTTAAGTAATGTTGATGGCTATGGTATTTATGGAGGTCTTAGAAAATATTTCCACAGAAATTGTTTACATAATATTTCTTGTGATCCTGAACATTATAGTCATATCCAGGTTGATCAGGCTATACAAATAGTTGAAAAACTTGAGGAACTTAAACTAAAAGCAAGTTATCGAAGAAAACAATTTAAAGAAAAATGCAAAAAAATAAAAACTTTTTGTGTTAGTTCGGAGGAATAAAGAAAATGCCAAACGCTAAAGACGTTACAATAAACACAGAATGGTTAAAGATTATGTCAGTTGGAGAGTCCGGTACAGGGAAATCAGTATTCGCTTCGTCTTTTCCAACCCCCGGCTTTATCTTTGACTTTGGAAAAGAGATTCTTTCGTACAGGGGAAAAGATTTCAACTATGAACAATATGAGCTTACTGCCCGCGGCTGGGGTAAATTCGAGCAAGATTTTGTCCAAGTTAAAAAAGCTATCCTAGCCGAAGAATACAAAACTGTAATAATTGATAACCTTAGCTCAATGACAGATCTTTGTATGGAAAAAGCTTTGCAACTTGACCCAAAACGCTCTGCTACCAACGGCCCCTTGTGGCAAGTGCACTATTCTATGGTTAAGAATCTCATGGAAGGTAAGCTTCGTCAAATGCTGAATCTCAACTGCAACTTGGTATTTATAGCTCATCTTGACACTATCCATGATGACGCAGGAGCGGTGATTGGTGTAGAACCTAGCTTGACTGGAAAGCTGTCTGGAGATGTCCCTGCGTACTTTGATGAAGTTTACTATCATTTTTCCAGAAAGGTAAATAATGATACCAAATTCTTTATTCAAACTATCCCAATAGGTAGAAATCATGGAAGAAGCCGGGCTTCAGGAAAAGAACGCCTATTACCTGATATTATTGAAAATGATTATACTGAAGTTATGTCATATCTCACTGGAGATAAAGTAAAACCGAAAGCTAAACCAGTACCACAAAGGAGGTGATATAGGCACAGTAAAAAACTAATGAACTAACCAAACAAGACTATCACGAAAACCAAAAAACTAACAAAACGTAGGAGATTTAAAATGGCTAAAGGAAGTACAGCAAAAGTAGAAGTAGAAGACAATTATCCAGAAGAAGAAGGTGCACTCGGTGGATTAAACTTTAACGTAGAAGACGAGTATAAAGCTGACCCGCTGGTTCCAAATGGTACTTATCACGGAGTGGTTACAAAGGTATCATTTGTCCCCGCAACCTGTAGCATTATCTGGAGTATCTGCTTGCACGACAACGGGGGAGTATTATCCGATGATGAAACACCTATCGACGGGGCTTATGTAATGTATGTTAATTCTCTGCCCAGGCCCGGCGATGAAGATCTGATGACCCCTTCAGGAAAGTCCACAAAACGCCAGTGGAAAATTAATGCTCTTTCTGAGTTCAGTAAAATCCTCGACATAGATATGTCAACTCCATCTGTTATTCTTCAGGCATTAGAAGAGGGAATCTGGATTGGAATTGAAGTTGATGTAGATGTGGCTATTGAGGAGTACAAAGGTAAGTTTAATTCCAAAGTTAAACTTGGTGGAATTAGAAAGAGCTTGCTTTATTAAGCTTAACAACACCCTTCACGCTTCGGCGCACCCAGAAGGGTTACTAAGTAAGTAGTAATACTTACACTTTTGTGTGGGGAGAAGGATACGAACGGATGACTGCTGTGACCGAACACAGAGGAAGGTGAGTTCACTCCCCATTCAACCAAATAATATAACAATGTGATGTATTAAATTGAACTTCAAGGAAAAGGAAATGAAAATTTTCAGCCCTTTTAAAAAAGAACGCTTCATAGTTTGGCACAATGATACTGCTGATCGTGTGATTGTTGAAAGAAATTGGTTCCAACGGTTGTTGTATCCTATTTGTTTTGCAACTTGTACAGAGATTATGAAGTCAAGTCAGATTAAAATAAAAATAGATTCTGCTGAAAAGTTTGTTGAGCATATAAAATCACATCTTGCCGATGATGAATATGTCGTTTGTAAGATATGTGGAAAATCCGTTGAAGAAATATATATAGATTCAACTAAATAATATAACAAATGGGGAGAAGGATTAGAACGGATGACTACTGCAATAAAAGCAGAGGAAGATGAGTTCACTCCCCATTCAACTAACTAATATATATAATTTAAAGGCATAATAATGGCAGTTGAAATAATATTAGATTCAAAGCAAAGGCAAACATACTGCTTAACGCTTATAAACCAGACTAAGATTGACGGGTCAAAGACTCTTGTTCTGAAGAATACCGACAAAAGCCCTACGGTCAGACAGCAAAGACTATGGTTCCTTTGGTGCAGCGAAATAGCTGTATCAGGCTTGGGTCAGGATGATGATAAGAACTCGGTACATATAAGGGCTAAATGGCAGTTTGTGATGCCTATATTAAGACGGGATAGTGATATGTTCAGGCAGATATATGACGGCTTTATGGATACTGTAAAGCATTTACCTGACAGGGCAGAAAAATGTCAGGAGTTTGCCCGGGATTGGATCAGCACCAAGAAACTAAACCGGCTACAAAAGGCAGAGAGCTTGAGAGAATTACAACTGTTTTGGACAGGGCAAGGGGCGTGGTTGACTGATCCTTCTTTGCAAGGTCTGGAACATTATGGATTTAAGAAGGGGGAGTTGTGAAAATAAGCCTTTTGACTGATGCCCCATTGGCTCTCGACTTCGCAAGGCCAATAATATTGCTGCTACGGACAAGCCGCAGAGCAGGCCAGAAAAGAGCTTTAGAAAAAAGACTTGACTTTAATCAAAGGGTGTATTATAGTGTTTTATCTTCAATGGAGAAGATTCTAATCTAAAGAGGTGGTTATTATGACGTTTAGGCAAAAAGTTTTAAAACTTGCAACAGAGTTAAAAGCTGCGGTGACTGTAGACAAAACAGAAAATGAGTTTGATATAGAAGTTCTCGCACCGGCTGGCTTCTATTGGGCAGAAGGTGGGGATTGTCATATACTCGTAGCAAATAAATACTACACTGAA